AGACGTTCTAGCCGAACCGCCGTCAGGAGTAAACTCACCGTTTGTACCTACTGCACCAAAAAACGGTACGTATTTAGTCCAGACATGAACACTGGTACGAGTACTAGGATCAATTTCCCACCCTGCCCAATGTTCTGTATCAAGATGATCAGCAATTGACATAATAATCTCCTATTTTATCCAGCGTATCATTCCTAGAATGGCTGTAAGGACTACAGTTGTATGTAAGGCAAGTATGCCTAACGCTCCTGTGACCCACTTCGCCCCATAGAACTTAGTTCGCCAGCTTTGAATTTCGTCTAATTCTTCTCCATGCTTCTCTAGTCGTAAACAGAGCGTCTCGTTTAAAGTAGCTTGACTTGCTATATAGCTATCTAACCGTTCCATATAAACTGCTAGATTAATATCTGTAGAAATGTTGCCCATTAATATAATCCTTCATACAAATTTATTAAATAGCGCCAAATGCATTTCAGTAACTTTCCCTTCTATATTCAAAGTGTTCAGTTCTTCTTGAATCACTTTTTTTCCTACCTCCCCAATTGCTACTTCTTTTATTATACGACTATCTTCATCCCATTCATAAGACCCATCCCCAAGTCTTTTTATGTTCATTTGTTTATGCTCTTCCTCATCAAACGAAAGAGCATTTCGTAACTCATGAACAATTTTTATTGTATCTAACGTCCCCTCTTGAGGAAGAATTGTTAACAAAATAATTCGTTCCTTTACTGTTAATTCCATTCTACACTTCCCTATTAGATTGTGTAATAGCCACCCCCAATTAGGAGGTGGCTACCAAATAACTACTCTACGTTATTGCACCTTTTATAACTGCGAACGAGAGTACTAAAGCTTCGCTAAGACTACCACCAGACACATTTTGAACTGCTATTTTAAAAGAACCAGCAGCTACGGTGTGGGCTTGGACATTATATGACCCAAGAGTACCACCAGACTTATGGTTCACAATGATAGAGTCAGTGGCTGCAACCGTAGTGTCAGTAACTGTAAATGAAACTATAGCATCATCTGCTAAAGCTGCAGCGTATAATGTAATTGCACCAGTTAGGTTAGGTAAAGTTACAGTAGTAGCTTTACTGGTTAACTGGGTTACAGCACCACCATCTGCAAGAGTGATTGTGCCAGTTGTGAAAGTTAGACCGACGCTGGAAGCTAAAGCACTACCCGTCCATTGAAGGGTAGCATCGCTGCCAGTACCAAAAATAAGGGTTTCTGTATCTGCTAGATAATTCCAATCGTAACCAAATGCAGACCTAGCAAGTATTCTCGTATCACCAGTGACGGACGACATCGCAAACGTATGTTTAGCCATTTCATTCCTCCATATTCTTAAATGACATACCGTTCAAGTCATCTTGTATATTACGATTTGTACGCCACATGGTTTGCTTTATCGATTTCTTTAAAGCAGTTGTTGCTGGAGTGTCAGATAATGACGCTTCCATAAGAGTCATCACTTCTCCAACCATCCGTTTTGTCTGAATGTCCAGACTTTGCAACACACCATCATTATATACATATCTCATTAGTCACCTTACATTACATTACATTGATTCAATTTTAAAGTTGTGAGGGGGTGAAGTGATCAACGTTTGCATGTTTAACACCCCACCCCCCAACACGGTCTTATTAACTGTTTAGGTTACCAATCTTGGCCTGTACAAAGAAGTTCCTACATCGGAGTTCGCCCATCGTATAGAGCAGACCCCTGACCACTAGCTGGTTCGCAGCGAAGTAGTCACGGTTCTCAATATACTGCGTAGGCTGTGCTACCGCAATTTCAAGGAAGTCTGTGTCCAAAACGTAGATCGCTGACCCCTGACCAACACCCCCCGTACCACTACTCTTGGTAACATCCGCATCTGGAAGAATTGGAATCCCCATGTAGGTAGCTAGTACAAGACCAGTCCGGGTACCGGGGAACGTTCGTTCCGAACCGATGCCGACCTGATACTCTTCTTGTCCCATATAACGTTGCTGGGAGTTTAAGAGCCTTTCTAACTTAAAGTACTGGTCGTGACCCATAAGCAGGAGCTTAGGCTCTCCACCGTTTTCCCGAATCTTCTGGATTGCGGTGTCGAGTAGGTTAAGGGACAAGTCCCTGCCTGTACCACCATTCATCTGAACACTGGCGGGGGCATCCCAATCGCCAGCCGATGGAGCGGCTAGATTATATCGTTCATTAGCTACCACACCGGAATTAGTCCCACCAGCCGCAACAGTGGAAGTCTTCTCGCTAATAACATCGTCAAGCGAGGTAATTCCAGCACGAGTTCGTATTGAAAGTACGTCGTTAATTGCAGGCGATAGGCTGTTCGCCCACGTCTCAATTGAACCGCCAGTAGGAGTCTGTAGAGTCATAGTACCCGAAGCAATCGTACCGACTGTTCGTGCGGCAGTGCCAGTATCTAGGTTCTGTGTAACCCCTGCACTCTCGTCATAGACGTAGACTTCATCACCTATCCTAAAGTTGTTGGCTAGGATGCCTGCACCATTCGTGCCATTACTGACAAAGGTGCTTGTAGCACCGGCTCCGCTACCTACTGCGTAGCTTCCCGCCATCAACTCTTGGTTAATTTCTTTCATGTGGTCTAGCTGAGCATTCTCATTCTCCAACGCCAAAACGTCGCCGACACCACCCTCTAACTGAGCGGCGAAGACTGCCTTAACCGACGCACCGAAGGTTGTACCTACGATACGAGGGAGGCTGGAGACTGTCTCGATTTGCGACACATCAACGGTGGGCAAACTACCAGCTTCCTTAATTGGAAGAGAGCGGTTGCTACCACGGTCTGACCTTACCCTCCAACCAGCAGTGTTGCCCCAAACTACACGAGGTATAGCATTGAAGAAACGGGTCTGGTTGTTAAGTGCTTGCCAAACTTTTCGTCCATATGTCGTTGTAAAAATCCCTGCATCAGACGACTGAAAAGCCGCCTTCTTCATAAAGTCAGGGCCGAAGACAGACTGATAAAGCCCACGCTGGGATTGTGAAATATATTCACTCAAACTTGGATTAGCCATAGCGTGTTCCTCCTTTAATTCTTTCTTTGTATTAGCCTAGCAACTCACGGGGTATGCCGTCTGTGTCGCCATTCTCAATCTTAAACTGAAGGTCACGCAATTGCTTGTATGACATATCAACTAGTTGATCGGCTACATCCGCACCATTATCCGCTTTAGTTACTGGGGTAGTTCCGTCAATTCCCAGTGGGTTACCGTTCACATCATCATAATGAATCAGGGACGGGCGCTGTAGTGAAGTTTCCTCTTTGAAGCCCATCTTTGCGAGTCGCTTCTCAGATTCGTTCACAATCGTGCTACCCATATTCTTCTGGAAACTATTTATTTGCTTCTGCAAGTTTTGGATTGCCTGATCAAATGGAAATTCTTTATCCTCTCCATCATCGTCATCTTCCTCCTCCGTTGGCTCTTCCTCAGAACCCTCTTCCTCTGACTCTTCCTCTGGGTACTCATCCTCATCCTTGGCTACGCCGTAGCCTTCTTTAATGAGTTTCAACTGCTTCTGCATGGCTTCAATAGCCTGCCCAACGGTCTTAGTACCCTGTGCAGTAGGTGCCGCTTTTGCGTCATCATTCCCGCCGCCAGTTACTGTACCACTAGAGCCTGTTGATGCCTTGGCCTTTCGGGAGCCAGACCCATCTACTTCCATACCATTCTTAGATTCTCCAACACCACCCTTGATCACGCCCAAAACTTCACCAGCAATTGCCTTTACCAATTCCGTCTTCTCTGCTACCGCCTGAGAAAATTCATTCTCTTCTGCTACCTGCCTGTTTACCGCATACTCCTGTTCCTCCGCTTTTGAAAGCCTATCATCCATTTTCTGTAGGACTTCGGCTACAGCGGCGAGCGCAAGATTCGTCCCCTCCATCTGCTTTTCAAGTCTGCCATTTATATCGGACATAGCGTAATACCTCCTTAGTATTTATTCCAATATCTTTAGGTTGGTCTAAGCCACCTCCGACCTACAGAACTGAATATATATTAAACCGTACCCTTCCGTACTTACTTTATTATACTAAAATTATAGAAAAATC